TGTGATGATATGGTTGAATATTTTAAAGAGTTTGAAAAATCTAATTATCTTGGAAAAATAGGTATGCGTATGGCTGCAAGACCAAATGCCAGTGAATTGGCAGATGTTTTTATAGAACCCATTTGGGTATTCAGAAAAAATAACAAAAATTATATTGAGACTTTTGAAAATACTATTGATAAATTTTATAATTAAGGATAGAAAGATATGGATTTAAAAATGTTAATTAAGGAGAGTGGAAATGAGTACGCTGGAATCGTTTCTGATGGAATTGAGGCAGGAGATGTTGAATCATTTATCGACACTGGAAGTTATGCTCTTAATGCTTTACTCTCAGGTTCTATCTATGGTGGACTCGCTTCGAACAAGATTACTGCTTTTGCAGGCGAAAGTGCCACCGGAAAGACATTCTTTGTTTTGGGCGTTGTCAAACAGTTTTTAGAAGATAATCCTGATGGTGGTGTTATTTATTTTGAAAGTGAATCTGCATTGACAAAACAAATGATAGAATCTCGTGGAATAGATAGCAAAAGAATGGTTATTATGCCTGTGGCTACAATTCAAGAATTTTCTCATCAATCAACAAAGATTTTAGACAAATATCTTGATCAAGATAAAAAGGAAAGAAAGCCTTTAATGTTTTGCCTTGATTCATTGGGTATGTTGTCCACATCAAAAGAAATGTCAGATACATCCGATGGTAAAGAAACCAAGGATATGACCCGTGCGGCACTCACAAAAGCAGCATTTAGAGTGTTGACACTAAAATTAGGAAAATGTAAAATTCCAATGCTTGTGACTAACCACACTTACTCTCAGGTCGGTACAATGTTTCCTCAGCAGGTGATGGGAGGTGGAACTGGATTATATTATGCTGCCACAAATATTATATTTCTAAGCAAAAGAAAAGAAAAAGTGGGTACTGAAGTTATAGGCAATATAATTCATTGTAAGAATCAGAAATCTCGTTTGACGATTGAAAATAAGATGATTGATGCTCTTGTGACTTACGATAAAGGATTAGATAGATATTATGGGCTGTTAGAATTAGCAGAGGCTTGTGAAATTTTTAAAAAGGTATCCACTAGATATGAATTGCCTGATGGAACAAAACAATTTGGAAAAACTATTTTAGCAGAACCTAAAAAATATTTTACTGATGATGTATTAGAGAAAATTAATGATTTTTGTCAAACCGAATTCCTTTATGGGAAAAGTAATCAAACGTTTGATGAACAATTGGAGGAAGAAAATGTCAGATCTGAGGAGTAAATATGAATTGATAGAGTTGGATGAAAAACAACATGCTTTTAGATTAATTGACGGTAAATTTAAGGATGTTATTTACAAATACAATAGATTTGGTTTGGTCGAGCCTGAAGAAGGTGAAGAAACATTGAAATATCGTTTTGAATATGATATAATTGAAATTCCTGAGGAAATAAGAGGAAAAAAATATTCCGATAAGGAAGGTTTGGAATTTGAGAAACTGATAGGTGATATTTTAATACAAGTTTTGGAAGAAAACGTAGAATTTGAAGAGGAAGATGACGATAAGACTAGAAGATACAATTTTAAAAAATCTAATATACTTTGAGGAGTATACTAGAAAAGCACTGCCTTACATTAAACCGGAATATTTTTCTGAGCAAACAGATAAAATACTATTCTCTGAAATTAAAAATTTTTTATCAAAATATAATTCTTTACCTACAAAGGAATCTTTACTTATTGAAATGGGAGAGAAGTCTGAATTGACTGAGGATCAATTTCAAATAGTATCAAAGAAAATTTCAGAATACTTTTTCACAAAAGATGACAAACCAGAAATAGAATGGATTGTAGATACTACTGAAAAATTTTGTCAAGATAGAGCAATATATAACGCAGTTTTGGAATCTATTCAAATTTTAGATGGTGAAAATAAAACAATGAAGGATAAAGGATCTATACCTACACTTTTATCTGATGCACTTTCAGTATGTTTTGATCCTTATATCGGTCATGATTATATTGAAGATGCTGATGAGAGATATAAAAGTTATCATGAAGTTGAAGAAAGAATACCTTTTGACTTGGAATTTTTTAATAAAATAACTAAAGGTGGATTACCGAGAAAAACATTAAACATAGCACTTGCTGGAACTGGGGTTGGAAAAAGTTTGTTCATGTGTCATCATGCAGCTTCTTGTTTATCAAATGGTATGAATGTTCTTTATATTACTCTTGAAATGGCTGAAGAAAGAATCGCTCAAAGAATTGATGCTAATTTAATGAATATTACTATGGATGAACTTGAGGAAATACCTAAAGATGCATACGATAAGAAAATGGGTAGAATTCGTAATATGGTGAAAGGAAAATTAATTGTTAAAGAATATCCCACCGCTAGTGCAAATGTAAATCATTTTAGAAATTTGATGAATGAATTGAAACTAAAAAGAAGATTTACTCCTGATATTATTTTTGTAGATTATATTAATATTGCTACATCTTCTCGCTTGAAGTTTGGAAATTCGGTCAATTCCTATAACTATATTAAATCCATTGCTGAAGAATTAAGAGGTCTTGCCGTGGAGTGTGATGTTCCTGTTGTGAGTGCTACACAAACAACTAGAAGCGGTTACACAAATAGTGATGTTGGTCTTGAGGATACTTCAGAATCATTTGGTCTTCCTGCCACTGCTGATTTTATGTTTGCATTAATATCAACAGAAGAACTTGAAGATTTAGGACAAATACTTGTTAAACAGTTGAAAAACCGATATAATGATCCAGGAATGAATAAGAGATTTGTTGTTGGTGTTGATCGTGCAAAAATGAAACTATATGATTTAGAAGAATCGGCACAGGCAAATTTAATAGAACTTACCAATCAGAAAAAAGGCATAAAAATGCCTTGGGGAAAGAAAAAGGAAGACGATGATGACATTCCTTCTTTTGATATAGGCACTGATAATAGAATGAGTAAAAAGAAAGATTTTTCTGAATTCTCTTTTAGATAAGGATTTTTATGATAAAAATATCTGCACCAGAAGGCCCATTTTCATTAATGATTTCACATAAGGGATATGAGATAGTTTTTTTTGCTTTACCTGATGGTGAGGAGATGCAATGTGACTTGAAAGTTTTTAAAGATGAAGAAGATGTGTCAAAGAAATTCGATGAATCTGGTCAATTAACTCCAGATTCAGAAACTTTGTATAATATTTTACATAATATTGAAAATAGTGATTGACATTTTTTTATATTGTTATATAATAGTATTTGAACCTGTAAAAGTGAGAGAATACTATGTTAAAAAAATTATTCAAAGTTTCCATTACCACATTTTTGCTCTCTTCTGTCATAGGATGTTACGGATCTTTGGAATTAACTGGAGTTTCCGTAAGTACCTACGAGCAAAATAATACTGTCAATAATGAAAATAATAATCAAATAACTTCAGATAGTATAAAACCACCAATCCCACCACATAGCCTACAAGAAAAATCTGATACAGAATTCACAGAAATTATTATAAAAGAAAAACCTAAACCTCCTCCTCCAAAAATAGGTGTTCTTGACCAATTACGTACTTTTGAGGAAATAGAAAATTATTTTTATTATTTTGAAAGAATCCATGGAGAATATTATGTGAAGAAAGGTGATTGGTCATATTTTCAAGGCCATAAAAATTATATGTGTGAAATGGTTAAATCAACGTGTACTTACATATGGCGTGAATTAGAACAGAAGAGACCAGCACCAATTAGAAGAGGTGTTCTAGAATGGATCAATGATCCCGATAATAGAAAAATTTGTCATGATACTTTCGAAAGATTTGAATCAATAAAAAAGTGTTCGATGGCAACTGAAATTGTTGAATAATCATATCTGATAAATATAAAGAGAATTCTATATTTATTTAAGGATAAACATTAATGTTAACGTTCAAACAGTTTTTAATTGAAAATACAGGTGCTAACAAACATCTTGAGCATATCGAAGATGAAATGTTGAATTCTGGATTTGATGGTTTGAGAAATGCTATAGAATATATGATTGGTATTTCCAAATCTATGAGTGGATATGATAAGGGAATTACAGTTACAACAAAATGGGATGGTGCTCCTGCTGTAATTGCCGGTAGAGATCCTGAAACTGATAAATTTTTTGTGGCCACTAAGCATGGTGCAACTGCAAAAAATATGAAATTGAATTTTACAGATGAGGATATTGACAAAAATCATCCTGGAGAAGGTTTAAATAAAAAGTTGAAAACTTGTTTGAAGGAATTAAAAAAATTAAATCTAGATGGTGTATATCAAGGCGATTTATTATATTCTGAAACACAAGATAAAAAAATTGAAACTATTGACGGAGTTAAATATCTAACATTTACTCCAAATACTATAACTTATGCTATACCATTTGGTTCTAATTTATTCAATAAAATAAAAAATAGTAAAGTAGGAATAGTTTGGCATACTAAATATTATGGTAATGGACCAGTAAATCAAATGAATGCAAATTTTGATTTAGGTAAAAATTTCTCTACTGAAAATAAATCGGTATGGTCCAGAACCGCTGAATTTGAATATGCTGGAGGTATTGCATCATTTAAAAAAGATGAGCAGGAATTATTTAAAAAGATATTAACATCCTTAGGTAAAATTTTTAGAAAATTAGATAAAAATGTTTTAAATTTTATATTTAATAATGCTGATGTAAATATACAAATTAAAACATATTTTAATAGTAAAATTAGAGAAGGTAAATCTATTGGTAATAGTGATAAACATGTTTTAGGATTAATTCAGTATTTAAAAGATAAATTAAATTCTAAAGTTCAGTCACTAAAAACTGAAAAAGGAAGACAATCAAAAATTGAAAAAAATGAAGAATTTTTAAAGTTTTTTAGAGAAAATAAAGCGCAATTATCAATGATTTTTGATACACAGAAATTAATAATTGCTGCTAAAAACATTTTAATTAAAAAGATGCAATCTATTGAAAGTTCTGAAAAAACTTTTGTTAAAACATCTGATGGTTATAAAGTTACGAATCCTGAAGGATTTGTTGCATACCATATAGATAAAGGAGCATTAAAATTAGTAGACCGTTTAGAATTTTCTAAACAAAATTTTACAATTAATAAAAGCTGGTAAAAAACATGCAAAAAGAACAAGAAATATTAAATAGTGTCCGAGAAAAACTCTTAGATGTTATGATTAATGAAAATGTTGACACTAGACTTAAAAAGTTGGCAACGGCTGGTTTGATAGATGATTCGGAATATTCAAAATTTATGAAATTGATTAAAATTTTAGATCAAGAAAAACCTGTGCCTAAGGAATTAATCAGTATGGTTGTCGATATTTACGATAAGTTGATTGGTTATCTAACAAAAGATAAAACAATTTTCAATTTATTAGTACAAAAGTTAAAGTCTGATACTGATAAAAGAATAAAAGAAGAAAAAGAATATTTTGAAAGTCAGAAAAATGCTTTTGAAAGAAAATATAAAGTTTTTGAGCATAATAACTCTTTATATTATATTAATGATGAGGAAAAAATGACAAAATATGATGATGAATCGATCCATCAATTTATAAAGAGTAAAAAGGAGCGAAATGTTACAGTCTGAAAATTCTCTGATCGACAGACTACAAGAATCTATGATGTCGATAATGTTACACGAAGGAACGTCTGAAAGAGCAAAAAAGCTTGCCAATGCTGGGTTGATTGATAAGTCTGATTATTCTAAATTTGTGAAATTAATGGCTGATATGGAAAATGGTAGTACATTATCACCCATGCAAAAGATGTTAATTTTAAAAATGTTTGATAAATTGTTAGATTTAGTTATGAGTGATAGAGTCATTTATCAGAAAATATTGAAAAAAGTAAAGGAAGATAATTCATCTAGAAATTTAAGAGAAAAAGAAACATTTGAATCTTTACATACAATAGTTGAAAAAGATGATAAAAAATATTTTGTAAATGAGGAAGATGAACTAGAACTTTATACTGATAAGTCTATAAAAGAATTTATAAATAAAAATAAACAATATAAACACTTATGAAATATTTAAAAAATTTTATTACTGAAGCAAAACAAGGTAAAACTGCAGTAATTACTTATGGTAGAATGAATCCACCTACCGTAGGTCATGTCAAATTAGGATTAAAAATACAATTAGAATCTAAAAAAAGAAAAGCAGATTCTTTTATATTTTTATCTCCTAGTCAAAATGCCAAAAAAGATCCTTTAAGTCCTGAAAGAAAAAAATATTATGCTCAAAAAGTTTTTGGTAAAAATATTACCGTTGAAATTAAGCCAAATATTTTTACAGCACTGTCTCACATTTACGAAAAAGGATATAGAAATGTAGTTATTGTTGTTGGTGATGATCGAATTGATGATTTTTCAAAAACAGTGCCAAAATATAATGGTGTAAAAAGTAAACATGGTTTTTATGATTTTGAATTAATTGGTATAGAAAGTTCTGGAAAACGTGATCCGAATTCGAAAGGGGTGGAAGGAATGTCCGCATCAAAAATGCGAGAACTGGCAACTTCTGGTAATTTCGAAGAATTTAAAAATGCCATGATTTCTAATGATAAAGATAGAAAATCAATTTTAAGCGATAACGATGTAAAATCATTATATAATGAATTACGAAAAGCGATGAAAGTGGAAAGTATACAACATGATAAACAACTATACAATTTATCCGAGGCAAACAAGAACACGAAGCATCATACGAAATCTGGAGCAAATAAAAAAAGTCCGGATGATCCAAGAGTGCCAGGACATCAACCAAAAAAATATGGCGCAGGACTTTCAAAATCAGAAGCGGAAAGAAGATATTCTCATTTCGAAAAGAATAAAGAAAAATCAGATAGCGATCCTGATGCTTATAAACC